GTGCTTACAGGTTCCGATACTAATGATGAAGTAGATGTAACTATAGGGGCTGGTGCTAATTCATTAACTACTATTGCGGGCAACATAGATATTGATGGAAATGAAGTTACAAGTGCAGGAGGATTAACATTCGATATTCCTGGAGATATAACTTTTGACACTAGTAGTGGAAGATTTCATTTTCAAGACAACGGGGATTCCGATGATGCGTTTGCAATTTTAGTTGCAGAAGGTACAGGAGCTACAAGTTTAATGACTTCAAGTGCTGCTGATGATGGTCATTTAACATTAAGTTCTGATGGAGATTTAATTTTTAAGAGTGGTACTGGTAAATTTATAGCTAAAAATGCAGGGACGGAATTTAGTGCTGCAAATAGTGCCTATGCAGGGATGATACTAGGTGCAACTGAAATAACGTATACTACTGGAAGTTATCTTGCAACAACAACTTCTCATGCCAATATTATGAAAAACTTTAATAGTGCTGACCATTATTTAAAAGTATCATTTGTAGTGCCTCCAAGCAATAGAGTTAAGATAAAAGTATTCTTGCCATATTGTATATCATGTGATGGTACTTTAGAATTAGGGTTGGCAACTGATACATCAGCTACAGCATTAGATACTAAGTACAATCATTATGTATGGGATGTTGATGAGAGTGATGCTATTCAGATAAATCAAGAATGGAATATTAATGGAGCAGACCATAGTTGGAGTGCTGGAGAATCAAAGACATTATATTGTACGGTAAAAGAAGGGACTGCTGGAGGAAGATTGTTTTTTGGTAAAAGTATAAGTACAACATATTATGGTTCTTGGATAATGGAAGCTATAGCTTTGCCAACTACTATAGCAGATGGAACATAAGAATTAAAATAATGGTTGCATATATAGAGAGATGTATGTAAATTGCAAGGTTTTCCAAGGAGTATTTTATGAGTAATAGATTAAATGCGGTTTATGCAAAAGTCCATGGGGGTGCAAAACATATTGCATCTCAGAATAGTTTGCGTCGTGATAAAATAAGAATACTTAATGAAATTGAAGCAATAGAAGACGAATTATCACAGTTATCGGAAGATGTGACAGAGGAAAGAGGTACTTATAATACATGGGCTAAAGCAGGAGGTTGTGTTGTCGGAGGTATACTGGGTAGTGGTGGCGGAGTAGCTGGAGTAGTAAGTGGTTGTAAGCTAGGTTCTGAGCTAACTGGACTTGCTGCGGATTATGCGTATGATGGATCTATAATTCAAACACAATTAGAAGATGAGTTGCTAGCTAAAAAGAAAGAATTAGAAGATTATGAAATAGAATTAGATGCCCTGTCAACTAGATTTCCACAATATCAAGCTGTAGAATGGGTAGAAGACAGAGAGAGTAGATTAGATAAGAGTTTAGAAGATTTTGAAAAATGGCAAGATGGTTTTTATGGAAAAGAAGATGTTGATTATCTTATGGATCTTGTTAATGTAGGTATAACTTATGCAGGGACTAAAGTTGGTGAAACTGTCTTGAATAACTTATGGGATCAGACTTTCGATACTGATTTTAGCAAAACTATTACAGGTGAAGGTACTGATCCTGGAGTAATAAATCCAACTTCATCATATGACCCTTATTCGTTTCCACTTCCAGATTATTCAGATCCATATGACATGTCAAATATTTGGCAAGAATATTTGCGTGAGAATTATCAAATGCAGGGTGGTTATTAATGCCTATTTCTGATTTATATAGTTATTTAGACGTTGAAGAAACTGGTAGTGGCGCTGATTGGAACATTGCAGGAGGAGGTCTTCCTACAGGAGAGGGTGGTGAAACTGATTGGCTTGCTTTTATGCAGCAATTTACTACAGATGCGGATGAAACTAATCTTATACCTGGTTTATCTGGACAAGAAGATGTGAGTGGTTATGAAGGTACTCAAACTAATCCATGGGAAGCTAGTTTTTATCAAGTACCTTTTGATCCTACTACAGCTACTGGTGCAGAAATTGCAGAATGGATAGCTATGCAAGGGTTTATGGGAAGTGGTAATACATTTTCCGATAATATGGATGACGTTAATTGGTTTGTTGACCAATATGCTGGTGCCTTTGAAAATCTTACTTGGGGAGATCCAAATGACCCATTAGGATTCTATGCCGAGATGATGGGAGCACAACAAAGTTATGCTCAGCAAGAATCTCAAATGTGGGCAGAGTATGGATTATGGCAAGGTCAAGCAATGTCTGAATTAGAGCAAACTTTAAGCGATTTAAGTACAGGCTACACAGAAGGACTTGCAAATATTGAACAAAATAAGAGAGATCAACTTGCAAGTTTAATAGCAGAAAGACGAAGCGCTGAAACTGCATCTGTAGCTTCATTAACTGATCTTAGAAGACAGGCAGGACGTTCTGGTTTTGGAGCTAGGGGATTAGAGTCTGCCATGGCTGGAATACAGGGGTCGCTTCAAGGATATAGTAGTTCTGCTTCTCAAATTCAAGAAATGACTGATCAAGCTCTTGCAGATATGGATATAGATTTTAGTCTTGAAACAGAAGCAGCTTATACTACTTATACAGATGAGGCAGAAATGGAATGGACTAGTATGCAGGGAGATTTAGCATTATGGCAATCACAATTTGAGAGCGAAATAGAAGGTATTTATTATGATTGGTCTAGTGGCATTATGGATCAGCTATCTGATATATTGGATGAAGGTTTTGGAACTGGTTCAGGAGTTCCTGATATACAAGATTTTAATCTAGAGAGTCAATGGGGTCAGCTTGGCCAACCTGGAGCATCAGGTATGGTGTGTCCTCCTGGAGAATCTTTTAATTGGGATACAGGGCAATGTGAAGCACCTGGTGAAGGTGGTGGAGATAATGGTGGGGATATTGGTGGAGATACTGGTGGAGATGATACTCCTTGGGATGAGGCAGGTGAGTGTGATACTCCTCCAGCAGATTGTGGTCCAAACAGTGTATGGGATGCTGTATTATGTCAGTGTGTTTATACAGGTGGTGATGGAAGAGAAACGTATCTTGCAGGAACCGCAGAATCACTTCAATGTGGACCTGGATATGTAGTAGGACCTAATAATGAATGTATTTGGACTGGAGAGGACGCATAATATGGCAACTATAGATTATACAACGTATGACCCTAATGATATTCAAACTGCCTCTGGTGGCCTATTTGGTGTCTTTGATAGTATTATGAGTGAATATAATAATCCTCAATGGTTTAAAAAAATTATATTTGATCCTTTTGCAAGTATTACAGGTGGCTGGCAGGATCCTTATGCTAAAATAGGCTATAGAACAGCTTCTGGTTTAGAAGAGCAAACTAAAGGGAGGATACATGAGTTTAATCCTTCTGATTGGGAATCTATGGATCATATTGTAGATGTTGGCATGGAAAATATAGATGATAGATTAGATTTATTGCTAACACAAACTGAAGAATCAAAACAATTAGCTGAAGAGCAATTTGCTCATGAAAGAGATAAAACTATTACTGCTGCTGAAAATCAAATGGAGAGTACATTAGAAGCGCAAGATGCAAGTAAGTTCCAATTGAGACAAAAAGCATTGCAGACAATCAGTCAAATTGATAGCATGATAGCTCATGGAGGATTAACCTCTGGATCTTATGATGCAAAAAGAAAGATTGCTTTAGATACTGTACAATCTGATTTAGAAAAGGCAAATTTCTCTAAGGCAATGTCAGTTAAAGAATATAACCAGGCTAAGATAATGGCAGAGGAAGAATATTCTTCTAATATCACATCAAGCAATATGGCAAAAGATGCACAATACCAGACAGCATTATTATCTGGAGAGCAAGAAAAAGAGAATTTAGGTTTAGGAGCTGTACAAGATAAAATTAGTATATATGAAGAATGGAAAGCTGATCAAGTGGCTAGCGCCTCTACTATTATAACTGGGGGAGAGCATTTATATACTACTTTAGAGCAGAGAGAAGAAGAATATGAGGCTGGAGGAGAGGAATATAATTGGCTGGCTGATCAATATCACAGTTTTGAAGGTGATAACTGGGAGACTTGGAAAGCAGAAAATAGCGAATTATATCAAGATATGTTGTCTAATCCTTATGATTATGATTTGGATTATGTACATACATATCAATCTAGAACGGGTTCAGGAGGACCAGGAGGTGATCAGCAGGGAGAAAGAGCTCAATCTCAAGATACTACCTCAACCAGAATCTTATCAGAGGCTGAGAAAGATCATTTGATAATGAATTATGTATTTTTCCATAATGCTGGAGAAGGTTCTGTAGCTGAAGCACAATCTGCAATGTGGGAAGAGCACTTTGGAGATGAATTTGATGGAGACCCTATGAGTAATCTGGCAATAGGTTATGATGACGACCAGTCTTATTATGATTTCTTTGAGAATTTTGCTTTTACTAGCCAATTAGGCTATGATGACACGTTTTTACATAGTACATGGATTTAGGAGGAAATTATGGGTTTTGAAGCACCAACATTAAAAAATTACAGAGATCAATCGTTAGATAGATTGTTAAATGGATTAGATCAATTATCTAATAAGGTAGTCGCTAATAATGAAAGAGCTATCTTAGATTCTATCAATGTTTTAGTTAGAGATTCGGGTAACTTTGATTCTCAGGAAGATTTTGATAATGTAAATAATCTCATTGATAGTATTGATGATAATTGGCTGTTTAACAATTCTGTTGTAAAGTCAAATGTATATGCTTATAAAACTGCCTTGGATTCTGTTGAGAAAAACTTTCAAGTAAATAATGAATTAAATGCTATGCTGGATAGTACAAAAGTAAAATTAGTCAATCTTAATGAAGAGACTAGTACAGGATTGCCAGCAATACTTCAGTCCCTAGAGCAGTTTAATAGCTCTTATTTAAAGCATGCTAATCATGCCACTATAAAAAGATTAAACGATACCAAAGATGATATTAGAGATGCTATTTGGTCTAGCCATAGATTAAATATAATGGATCTTTCTCCAGATGATCCAGGATATGAACTTGCTGAAGCTAATACTGATACTGAAGTTGGATTGTTTTATTATCTTAATGGAGACCATAAAGAAGCTCGTAAGTATTTAAATAAAGGTATAAGATTAGACGAAAGAGAACTGTTTAAAAATGCTGGCACTAATTATCATAATGCTGTTAAAAAAGTTGTGCATAGTATTTCGAATGCAAATAGTGCATTTAAAAGGGATTTAGATATGGACGATTATCAGATTGTTCGTAGCAGTGGTCTTTATTCTCACATGGTATATATGCCTCAAACAGGTGCATATAAAATGAATCAAAATAATATTGGACGTCGTAAAGATGAATGGACTCAATATATAGCTAATATCATGTTAGATGATTCTATCAAATGGTCTGAAGATGGTGAGAAGTTGCTTACTGCTTATAGAGGTACAGCTGATCCTGCTACTGGTGGGGTAGGAGCGTTTTATGATATGTTAGAATTTCTTGTTGCTGAAGAGTTGGGTTTTGTAAAAGATGGTAAATATAATCCAAAATTAGTAACTGAAGCGGATAAAATTAATTATCTAAATAAGAATGTAACATGGAGTAAGCCTGTTGGCTTGTTCGGGAAGGAAATCACACCAGGCATTAACTTTAGTGGCAGCACTTTGTTTAATGATGTTATAAATACATGGCGTACTTTAGATAATGAAATAGCTCTGATAAATAAATATAGAGATAAAGGTCTTAGTCATGACTTTGGTTCTGGTACAAGCGGTTTGTTTGATGAGTTTGATTAATAGGGGAAGATTATGTCAAGACAATTATCTATTGATGAATTTGCCACACATATTTTAAGTCAAGGCAATAATGCTACTAGATATAAGGATAAAAATAATTTTCAAATAACCCAAGATTGGTTAAAAGAAAATCCTGGAGATAGAAAATATCTTCTTCCAGACGAAATTTCAAAACTTAAAGTTAATAATTTAAGTACTGATGGAAATCTTAAATCAGCGCCTGCTTCTCTTAGTCTAAATAAGACAGTTGAAAAAGAAAAGCCTGAAGGATGGCAGTTTTGGGATACATCTTTATACCCTGAATTGTATGGTAATAATTGGGCTGAAAATACAATAGAAGGTAGTTATCAATTAATTAGTGGGGGATTAGAGAAAAAGCTTTTTGGAGAGGCAGATCATTCAGCATTTGCTTTTCCAGAGGGAACAGGAATAAGCCCTGGGGGAATTGCAACAGGATTGTTTGGCTCGGGTGGCTTAGCAACGCCTTCAGGAAACCCTATAGTAAGATTAGCTAAAACTATACCTTTCGCACATCAAGCTCTTGAAACTGCAGGAGCTGAAGATGCTGCTAAATTCTTTTATGATTATAAACCTATTGCTACTTCTATGATGAATAGTTTAAATCTCATGTTTGACAATCATGCCCATATGAGAAATATAGTTAACGAGATAAATGTTTTGCAGAACCAAGTAGATGATCCAAATTTTATGGGGAATAAAGAATATATATTATCTCATAGTATACCTCATAAAAGAAGAATGCTTGATAATATGATTGATCAATATGACCCTGATAATCCTAAAAGCTTAAGACGACTTATTTATGAAGATTATACTTTACCTGTAAGTATTGCTATGAATGAAGAATATGGTCAATGGTTTGCAGATTATATGAAAAATAATAAAAGATATGCAAAAATTGCTAAATGGTATGAGGGTGAGGAAATAAATAGTTGGGGAGATTTAGTTAATCCACATTTATGGGCAGCTGCATTTGGCGATTTTATACCTTCTATTGTTGCCTCAAGATTACCAGGAGGTCAAACTCGACTTATATCTGGAACATTGAAAGCTGTTAGTGGAGGCAAAAAAGCTAGTGGCTTAACAAAAACTGCAAAAGTATTAGATAATGTTGCAGATTATATGGATCCTATTTTTGGAACTGGTATGCTGTATATGATGGAATCTTTAGATCTTCAGCAAAATGCTTTTGGTTATTTAAAAGATGAATTTGAATGGGTAGATGCAGACGGGAATAAACAAGTTGGACTACCAATTGAAGATGCTTTAATGATATCTAGTCAAGTAGGTTTTGTATATGGTCTTATTTCGTCAGCTCTTGAAAAAGCACAAATGAATCGTTTTGCTGATTATGTAGGAGCAACAAAAAATGCTAGAAGATCTTTAATACATAATTTAGTATCTAATGCTTACAATACAATACCTAAAAGTAGAACAGGTAGATTGATATATGAAGGATGGGATTTTTTAGGTATCGCTGCTCAAGAGGGCTGGACAGAAGGAGTTCAAGCTTATATGGGAGTTATATCTATAGAAGCATTGAAAAATGGTTATGATATAAATGATCCTATAGGATTTAAGGCTTTAGTAGATGATATGGGTATAGAAATGAATGAAGCAGGTATTGGTTCATTGTTATTTCCCTGGGGTTCTGATAATCCAGAAATACAACAATCAGCTCGTAAAGGAAGCATGGGAGGTGGTACTGGTGGTGCTGTTAACGTCATTAGGCACACTAGTGGATTAGCAGTAGAAAATGACGTCGCATCGTTCAAAGCTGATATGGCTGACGGAGACGATGTGATAGCAGTTGATGTTGGAGGTGGGGTTATTGTCCATAATTTTGATTCAGACCAAAGTACTGTTATTCCTACAGGTAATCAATTGGAGACAGACGAAGTGCTAAATTCATTTCAAGATGATGCCGATGATTTAAATACTTCTATTAAAATAATTAAAAAGATTAATAATGTAGATGATTATCTTACGTCTATCATAAATAATACTTTAGATAGAAAGGGATATCAGAATCAAGATATTATTAGTAATAATCCTGATGATTGGAGTGATTATAAAGCATTAAATGCGGTTCAAAAGCTATTTGTAAAAGATTCTAAAGGAAGAAAAGGCAATGAAGAATATGATTGGGTAAAAATTGCAAACTTAATTCAATTAACAGGCGATAAAGATTTATTAAATCGTGCTATGAACGATGGGAAATTAGACAAAGAAGATATATCTAAATTGAAAATATTACACTCTTTAACTATCAAAGAAATAAAGAAAAGAGCTGTTAAAATATTAAATAATCAATATGTTGAAAGCGATTTAATTAATGATGTAGATGCTCAAAATCAATTAATCAGCCTTTTAAACAATAAAAACTTTATGACCGATAAGGAAATAATAGAAAGTTTTGCTGCAGGACAGAATATTCTAGAGGAAGTAATAGCTCAAAAAGTTAATCAATTAGAAGATCCTGATATTACTATAGCATTTAAAGAAGATTTCATACAAACCTTAATTACACCAGAGATAACTCAAGATGATATCAATCAAAGTATAATAGATGCTAATCAAGAAGAGATTCAATCAGCTCTTGGAGGCTTAGACTCTCAGTCTGGTGAAATTAATAAAATTGAAGCTTTGCGAACTAATAATAAGATTGTTGATTTGAAAGCTAAAAGCGCTACAGGAGCGCAACTATATGGACACATAGGCGGTATATTCCTTGATACGTTAGACGATGGTGGAGACCCTGTTTTGGCCGTTAAAAAGGTATTAGAGGATACCATTGATGCTACAAGGTTAAGAAGATTGCTTGATGAGCTAGGGATTAAATATAAAAATGCACAAGAACTAGGAACTCCTAAAGGTAAGAAAAAATATATCAATCTTATTGCAAAAGAAATGAATCAAAGAATTGTAGAGGGTCAGAATCTAAAATTAGATAAAGTTAAAAAGAAAAAAGTAACTACAGTTGTAACTCCGAAAACTAAGATGGAAAAAGATATTATCAAGGAAGAGCAAGTAGATAAGAAAAGGTCAATGAAAATTGAAATACCATCTGGAGAGGATGCAGGTGAAGTTGTTTCTTTAGGGGAGGTTATTGATCTAGCAGATCAGTTGTCACGTGTAATAAATAGAGTTGATAATGCTACTGATGAAGAGCTTAGAAGGATGTCGAAAGAACAAATGGATTCCATACAAGATTTGAGGGATATGTTGCCCATGTTGAATGAAATAATAAAAAATCCATTAAATTTTGTTCCAAAAACAAAGAAAAAGAAAGTTAAAAAGAAGAAAGTTGAAAAGAAGATTGATGCACCTGAAGGTTCACCAGAAGCTATAGTTCAAGATATCATTGAACGTATTAAAGAATTAGATAAAAAAGCTCAAAAGCTTGACTATGATACCGTCTTGCAACTCAGTTTAAATAGAGGTAATAAAAGAGCTCAAACAAAAATAGCCAAGAAGATACTGGAAGCATATGACGCTATAGTAGTAGAAGCTGAGAGTTTGGATTGGTATACAGCTAGATTGCTACCTCAAGAATTATTTACACGATGGGCGTATCCTAGAGGTGGTAGCATGCCAAATGCTGGTATGGCTGAGTTGATTTCTTTATATGCATATTTGATATCAACGGACAATGTAGAGAATTTCGAAGAAACTACTGGTCAGAGTCTACCTTCAGAAGTAGGCAGGCAGGACACGCTTGAAGAAAAGCTAGAGGGGCTTAAAAGGCAATATATGGAAAGAGCTGGGACTGACGAAGAAGCTAATAAAGAATATCATGATAACACATTAAAACTTATAGAACAAGCTATTGATGCTGGTATTCAGCGTGGAGAACAAGAAAAACGTGGAGAAGGGGGCGTAACTGCGGAAGACTTGAAATCGGATTTACAAACTGTATTCTCAGCTATTATGGAAGGGGGCGGTGACAGAAGGGATGTTATTGCCACAATGATAGCATTATCAAAAGATTTTATTAAAGTGTATAAGATACCTAGAAAGACAGAATTAAAGATTAGAAATAAAGTTAAATGGAAGAAAGATAAGACATATAATAAGTATAAAATTAGAGGTTTGACACTTAAGCAAGCTGAACAATATTTAAGTGAGATCATAGACGAAGCAGCTAAAACAGTCAAGCTCTTTAAAGATGAAGATATACCTAGATGGAGTGAATTGAGTGAGATGGAGGCTGAAGCAACTGAGAGAACGGGGGAGCCTCTTGATGATAGTGACCCGATTAAGTATGAACATTTGCTTAAAAAACATCGTGGAACTGCTGAATCACAAGAGGCAATTGAGCAGTATATGGCATATCTAGAGAGTTTGGAGGGCGAGCGGCTTCAGGATCATATTGATAAAATTAATCGTGTAAAGGCTGGTATAGAAGAAGCAATGTCTGACAGAGGTTTAGAGATGATGGAAACTATAGCGGAAAGTGTTGAATATAAAAATTTCATTAAAGCCTTAGAGAAACCAGACGAGATGTTAGAAGTTACTATAATGGGTGAGACTGAAACTATGACTAGAGCTGAGGCTGAGAGACAGCTTGCTGCATTAAAAAAAGCAGGGCCTAGTGTTGCCGAAGATGTGGGAGCTGAAGCTGCTGGTATGGAAGATATAGCAACTGCTGAAGAAATAAGGGGATTAGAAGCAGCATTAGGTGTAGAGATAGCTCCAGATCCAGCGGCAGAAGAGCTTGATATAGAGACTCCAGAAGTCAATATAGAGGATATACAAAAGCATTTCAATGACCAACTTCCTGATGATATAGATAGCAGGGATACAAAAGATGAGGCCGCTACATTTGAGATTAGTAATGATAGGCTTAATGATTTAACAGATGGCTTAGAAGAAGATTTAGAGAATTGCGATTAAGGGGATATTATGGCATGTGATATAAATGATTTAAAAAGTATATTTGCAAAAAAGTTAAGAAACTTAAATCGCATATTTCAACGAAGGGAGTTATTAGACCCTGAAGATACCATGCGTTCAATTAGAGCTAGAATTATATCCAAAGATAATCCTGGATTGCTTGAATTATTTGATATAGTTTTAAGAGAGCAATTCCCTAAAGAATCTAAATCTATTTTAAATGATATGGAGATTAAGTACGAAAAGTTTCTTCCAAAAATGGCTCAAATTAGTATTATGCAGACTGGAGATGAGTTCTCTGAAATGCATAGTATAGCCAATACTGATCCAGATACAGTAGGTGATAGCACTATGGAAGATGGAGGTAATAGCACTGGAGATCTTCAGGGACATAATCAATTTGATAAAAAGATCAGCGAGTTAGGTACTGGAGCATTTGATGATTTATTCAATAGATATACAGGTCTCGAGCATAGCAAAGAAGAAATGGTAGCAATCTATGAAAAGATTAAAAGATTAGATTCTTTTGCAGATTTTGTAACATGGCTAGATGAAAAATATGATATAATCGGGCGTACTCAAGAGTTAGGAAAGAATTTAGATGCTAGACAGCGTGATTTATTAACATTTTATGTAATGCATAGACCTGTTAATGAGATAAAGAGAAATGAAAGATATGAATTGGTATATCTGAATATAGACCCTACACATCTTATTAATGATTATTCTTCTGATATCCCTAAAGCTGTTGTCGAAGGCAAGGAAGGGAGGAAGGTTGCAATATTACAGAGTAGGCCTGCATATGATTTACAGAATAAGTCAGATTTAAGTGCTTATGTTGCAAAAAACTTTATTGACGAAACTCCAGTCAAGATAAGAGGCAATGTTAAAGTAAGTAGAGCAACTGGATATTTTAATTTAAGTCAATCTGGAGAAGTTGTTGTTTATGGTGAGGATTATGCTAATGACGGTACAACAACAGATGCTAAATGGTACTTCAAGCCCTCTGGCACTAACTTTACCGAATGGGAATTAGGTAAATTAGAATATAATATTGCAACTATGAGAAGTACGAGTACTGGAAACAATATTCCATGGGTTCTTGTTGCGCCAACACCAGGAGATACTGGTACATTTTTTATGTCTAGGATATTAAACTCTCAAGCCAATGAAATGTTTTCAAAAGAAGAGGTAATAGAGGAATTATTAAGATTTGGATTTACTAGCTATGCAAATCAAGTGAGGGAAATACCTGATAATCAAACAATTTTAAATTGGTTTTTAGACAAGCAAAATATATATGAAGCTATATATAGAAAAGTAACAACCAAGCTTGATAATGGCAAAAATCAATACCAAGAAGAACAAGAAGCAGCAGGTAAAAATTGGGAGAAGAATTGGAATAATATTAAAAACAATTTTGAAAAAATCGAATTAATTATTCAAGGTATCGGGCTAAAAGCATTCGATAGATATTTAGGAGAGCAGGTAGATAAAGGATTGATGACTCCAAAACAGCGTGAAATGCAAATGGAATCAGCTAATTCTATTGAAAATATGCCTAGATCTAAAAATTCAGATGGCGTACCTTATCATGTCGTTCCAGTCACGCATCATATAAGTGGTATGGTAGCTAGACATGAATGGTTACAAGCTGTAAGAGGCAATGATTATATGTTGCATTCTGATGGAAACTTTTTCCACCTTAGTACAAGATTGAAGATTAATAAATCAATGGGTATTGTCCCCGAAGGTATTGGTCCTGCTGATAGAATCGCATATGATGAAAGGAATCCTGATTTAAAAATTATTCACACTGATAGAGAAGGAAATGAAACAGAAATTAATCAGTTGATAGATTTATATGATACTGGTGAATTAGATAATAAATGGGATGGCGCATCTTTTAATAGTACCGAAAGAATGGAAGAAATGGCTGATAGAGTAGGAGCGTCTCCCCTATTAGATGCAAATGGAGACCCTGTTCCAGGAGAATTTCATCCAAAACAAATAAAGACTGTTGTCTCAGAAATGCAACTTGATGATGAAGGTAATTTTGTAGGATATATAGAGAAAAAACATGCTGTATTTGAAGTCAAGCCTGGATTAAAGTTTTACGATGGTGATAATTTAATGTTTGAAACTAGACTTGAGAACGGTAAGGTTAGAATATATTCTGGAACTAAACAGTATGATAGTATTGGAGATTTAGATGCAATAAAAACTACAAGTGGAGAATTTAATTTTACAGGTAGAGAAGATCCATTTATGACATATGAAACTCAAGAAAATTCTGAAAGAATTATCATTACTCCTCACTATGGTTCCAATAGAACAGTTTATGGCTACGTATCCTATTTAAACTCGTTAAATTATAGTTTTGAGGAAGGTTCTAAAGAAGGGAAGGACTTTGCTGAATTTACAAAAGCATTAACAGATTTAGCTAAAAATCAATCGGGTATTTATGTAGATGCTTTGATTCAAGCGGATTTAGATCCTCGTGTTATGAGAGATTTATTGCAGCATATTTATGATACAGTTGGAGAAAGGCGTGATAGCTTTTCTGACAAATTAAGAAATACACTTGGTATGGGTATTCATCATCCAGATTTTTCTACTCAAGCAAGACAGATGATTGTAAATTCTTTATTAGCTAAAGGTGCGATGCAAGGCAGAACCAGTACTGATAAAATAGGCAAATATAATAAAGATGCTCTTTTTGGATCTACTTATATTATGGAACCTGATACTTTGGATGAGGTTAAAGATGATAAGCATGTGATATTGTCGTCAGATAATAAAGCTATTTACAATCAAATATTATTTAAGATTTTATTTTTGAATGGACGAAAGCATAATAAGATAAGCGATTCTGCTGCAAGAATAGTTGAAGACGTTATATACAACGAGATGAAACGTGCTGGGGAGCTTGATCATCTTAAAAACTATGAATTAGGGGCGAAGGAAGGTGAAAGCGTGATTGGTGGGGCTTTGATGATGGTCGATTTTGACAATAAAACTCACCAAAAAATATTAAATTCAGATGCAGTATTAGAGGCTTTAAATGAATTTTTAGAAAAGAATCCCCAGAAGGTTTTAACATATCGTGCTCCAATACTTCATGCTAATGCTGTTCAAGTTAGAACTATCCAAAAATTTGTAAAAGGAGGAGCTAATGCTGTATATCATCATCCTATTGATGTCTTTCTGAGATTAGTTGGAGACCACGATATAGATGAATCTGGTGTAATGTTGATACCCGCAAAATATGCAGAGAAGATTGAACCGTTTTATGAGACTAAATTCTTTGAGCGTATTTCAAGTTATAATGCTAATTATGATATGTTTGAAACTATTGACGGATATAATGTAGCTAATCTTAAAGATACTAAAGACGGTTGGTTAAATGTTGTACAGGGCATTGGAATACAGGGGATGGCTACTAATATGAAGAGTATTGCCTCTACATTATCAATGAGATTTGGTAAAATTACTTTCTCTGATGGAACAGTGGTTTCTCCTAAGAAATTAGATGATATGATCGTTATGGATTATGCTCCATTAAATAAAGACTTTGTTAAAGCATATAATAAAAATAAGAATTTATTGCCTGAAGGATCTACTATTGTTAAAAAAGGAAATGAATTTTATTTGAAAACTACTGTAGCTCATGAATATCTTATAGTTGTAAACGTTGCTACTGATTACAGTAACAAGAAAACACAAGGTATGATTTTCAATAAATGGGGTATGACTGATGTGAGCTGGATGATAGATAGAACTTTTAAAGTAGAATCTGGTTCTTTAACTAAACAACATTATCAATTGTTACAAGACTTAAGAAATAAATATAATTATTCAAATACTAAGAAACTACGTACTCCTAATGCTAATAAAAAAATGAATTTAGGATTAGCCCTACATCATTTAGAAAATTTATATGTTAGCTTAACAGCTCCATTGGAGATTCAAGCACGAGAAATTACAAAAATGATGCAACTATATGTAGAAACTACTGGTACTGGAATTGAAAATGCAATACAATTAGGAGTGACTGATTTAGAAATGTATGAAGTTCTGACTCCAGAAGAAGAGATTATATTAAATACTCCTAGAACAATTTTCGAAGATTATGCGCAAGGTGAAGGCGGTATATATCCATTAATTTCACCTAAGAATAGATACGAAGTAACGCATCATAGAGCTAAGCAAGTAATGAGAGAAAGTTATATAGATAAAAGAAAATATACAGAGGACGAATTATTAGAAGGTATCAGGATAGCTGAGGAATATTCAACAGAATTCTATGAAGTACCAGAAACTATGCAAACTATACAAAATAACCATACAGCTGATCCAGAAGATTCTGTAAAAGTAGATGATTTTGTAAAGCAAAAACGCCCTGAATGGAATGAAGAGATATTTAAACTAAATAATAAATGGTCTCAAGAAATTGAAGATGCTGTAGATAAGTATGGAGAAGGAGTAAGAGAAGTATTTACTATATATATGATATCTGGTATCGATTTCAGACAAAATATTGCATATCTTCCTGTTTTAAAACATGGAAATAGGTTTATATTATCACCTAAGATACATAAAGAATATATGGAAATATGGGAGCAATTCTTTTTTGAAATGGATGCTACTGGTGAATCTACATGGAGAGAACATGAAGCTCATCTTAAAACCTATAGAGATAGAAGAATACCTAATTTAGAGGCTATGAAAGATATTATTAATAAAAGAAATATAAAGGACTGTTAAATGCCATGCAATTTAGATAAAGACTATTTAGATTTTAATAATGCTATTTTGACTAAAAAAGAAGAGGTTATAAAAGCATATTGGGAAGTATTTAAAAATAGTTATGGACTGAATGATGAACAAGCTGGAGCTTTAGAAGAGAGTATCAATCAAATACAATTAAAAATACGTCGTCTGAAAAGAGCTATTAATAAAGGTACTGGTGGAAGAACAGTAGTATCAGAGAATAAAAAGAAATATGATAGTCTGCAACGACAATTGGTAGAGCTTGAAAAGAAATTTGCTGAATATGCCCCTAAAAGAAAGATTATTAAAAGAATAGAGAAGATGATTGTAAATCATGTTATGCATGTTCAGGAAAATGGATTATTTAAAGAGATGGTTGATCCTGTTACATTGATGAAAGTAATGAAAGATACTATGCAATTACCTAGGTCAATTATGTTTGATAAACTTTCAGATTTAGACAATAGCACTTTATTATCGATAGAAAGTCAAATGGCAAGCGAGCTTCATACATTGAAACAACTATCTGAGAAAGAAAGTAAATTAACATGGTATCAAGACCAAATAATGCATCCTTTAGCTATATCTAGAATGCTTGATCCAACAGGTAATTCTTATAAAGTAATTAAAAGCACTATTGATTTAGCTACTAATGCTTATTCATCGAGATCGCAATATGAAGTAGTCGTAAGCGAGGTCATGCAGAGTATTGCAACTTTAGTTGGTGGAGATAAGAATGGAGATTATCCTTTCATGTTTATGCATGATGTAGGAGATTTAAAACCAACAGAAGAAGATCAAGCTATTTCAATGGACAATATAGTAAAATTCTTGCATGAGATAGGAGATAAAGAATTAGTTAAGCTAATACCACGACCTATAGTCGGATATAATGCTGCAGGAGAGCTCACTTACACTAAAGACTTTTTAACAAAGAGAGAACAGTCAGATGGTTCAATTAAGTCAGATTATACTCTTTGGAGAGAAGCTATACAAAGACAAATTGATAGTGGTTTAGAGGCAAGTGGTGATATACAAAAATATACACATAGAGTTGGAGATCAAGAAAGAACCTATTATTACTTAATGATTGAAAGAACCGATGAAGAAGGAAGAGTTTTTAATGTAGCATATGAAGTGCCTTTTGAAGAGTTTGAGACTAAAAGTGGTGATAAAGTCGATAGATTAACATTTCCTCCTAATAAAAAAAATGTAAAAAAATATCAAGAATGGTTCCAAAGAAATCCATCTGAACATTTAGGAGGAGTATTTAAATATGATGTTAAGACTGGGGAAGCAGTTTTAGAGCCTGGAAGAATGATACCAGGTTGGTATAGAGCGAGAGATTATAAAAACTTTACAGGACTTAAATCTGGTAAAAAGCAAAGAGAAAAAGGAGAGAAGTTTACGGGCCAAACATATATAGATTATCAAATTGATGAAGATATGAATAATCAGGAAAGAAAATCTGGCTATGGGAAGAAATCTGTATTTGGCATGCCTGCAGAACTATTCGATTTACATCATAAGCTGAATGAAATGTTCCAACAAGTAGCTCAAGATATTATAGAGAATAATAAAAAAATAGAAGCTAGGATGAAGATAGTTTTAAAGAATATTGTAGGTGGAGATGAAGAAAAGATTGACTTGCGAAAGATAAATATTAATGAACTTATAGCAGAAAAAATGAATGTCGATATTGATTTAATAAATATGAATATCAATGTAACTGGTAATACATTAAAAGACGCTAGGATATGGACAGTTAATAGTGAATTTAGCGAAAGAAGAAATTATATGCCTATAATATATTCTGATCCTGATAAAATTAGCATGTTACTAAAATCAAGACAAAAAGCTATAAGTATGCGTGATAAAGTGCAGAAAGATTATGATAGAGTAAAAAATGAAGTAGCTACTGAAGAGAATGTTAAAGAGAAGAATAAACTTAAAGATAGACTTAAAGAATTAAATACATTAGTAGTTCATGAAGATGCAACAGTAAAGCGTGTTTTAGGCATGTCTCCTAACGTACCTAAAGTTAATCAAATTACAGCTGTTAAAGCAGCTAAGCATCGTAGTAGCCAATCAAATCCTCTTGAGCAAACTACTGAAGTAACAGTAAACGGAGAAACAACCACTGAAGTAACAAACCATGGAAGGCGAAAAGATTCTGGAGTATTCAGTGATTATCTTCAGCAGACATATATCTCAATGGAGCAAAATGAAGTTAAAATGCAATTACTAGAAGCTTTAGATAAAGGCATGAGTGAGACAATGAAGGAATATACTATTGATCAAGTAAAAGCATCATTTGGAAGAGATGATGTTAAAGCAGGATTTCTGTTTTTAGATTACAGCGATGTTAAAATGATGCTGAATGAGACTGGCACATTGAATGACGTAGGTTATTTACTAGATGTGAATAATAAATTATTAAGTGCCAACTTGTTAAAAAGCCCTGTTACTGCTTTAGTCAATAATTTTCAAAGAATAGGATATGGGATAGTTAGTGATATGGGTCTTGTTTTAGATGCAATGGAATGGAGGACTAATCCTGCTAATGCTAAAGAAGTAAGAGATGCCGCTGCTTTTGCAGGTATAACAGATGAGATTACTACAATAGCTGATGGATTGATTCCAGGAAACTTAAGCGCTGAAGGACAAGAACATTGGCTAAGTGGCTTTTGGAATAAGGCTATTATGGGTGCCTTAGTTCTATCTAGTAGTAGAAGTGACTTTATAAAGAAGACATTAAGGGGAAGTGGTATGGTTGCTACATTCTGGCAGAAAACAGCTGACTTCCTAGTATATCAAGATGTATCTAGGTTTGGAATAGATATAAAAAAACCTTTGAGTGAGCAACAACAACAATTATTTGAAGCAAGAGAAGAGGCTCTTTCTGATATGTGGCTGTTAACAAGAGGCTTGGCTATAGTAGATGAAGATACAGGGGAAGTTATTGATTTGATTCCTAAAGAAGAACGCCCTTATTTAGATAAAAAACTAGGTAGAACATTTGCAAACAATATTATTAATAGTCATTTACAATTCTCGTTACAAGGAGGAGCTCTTATGCATTTATGGGGTGCTCGTCCTGGAATGCTAAAATTTACAGAATCAGAAAAAAATATGAGAATAGAATCTTTATATATTGCTGCTGAAGAATTGAAAAGAAAGGGGACAATAGATCCAGAATTGAAAGGTATAAACTTGTATAAGCATCCAAAAGTTGTTGCTCATGCAAGATTGCTAGTTAATAATGTAATGTTCTCTATGAGTACTGCAAATTTACCAAAAATGTTTAGAGGAAAAATAGGTAAAACATTATTTAAATTTAAACCCTATATGTGGAATCAAATGGGAGCAGAATACAATATAATGCAATCATGGTGGTATAATGTTGCAAATGAAAATTTAAATATAGCAGATAGAATGAATGTGATTAAAGATACCTTGATAAATCCTAAAGGACCAGAGCAGAAACAAATGAGAAGTTTATTTGTGACAAGAGGATTGGCTACGGCAGTCACTACAACTGGTACTCATATGATATTTGGAGCTAAGTTTGCAAGGACAATCATGAGGAGAATGTTTGGCTATGCAGGTGTTAATGTAGCAACCAGAGGTGCTGATTTTCAGATTATGAAAGTATTAATGAATGCGTTTTTGACTGGGCTTATGTTTTCAGGAGCTTGGGGAGATGAAGATGAGAAGGTATATCAGGAATTTAGGAGGAACTTCTATCCTATATTTGTAAATATCATATTAGATACCTGGCGTGGAGAAGATCCATGGAGAGGAGTAAGAGTATATTCTACTGGTTTATATAATATGATAGATATGATTAGAGAATTTAAAAACAGTCAAAAGGTAGCAACAAGAGGAATGTATTAATTTTAATAATTTAAATCGTCCATTAATAAACTATCTACTTCACGATTCAATTGCTCTATTTTGTCATTAATATCTTTAATATGTTTAAGCATATGTCTGAATTTTAAATTCTTATGTTTATGGCGTGCATGCCTGCAAAGCTTTTCTCTACAGGCAGTACACATTACGTTATCTTCAAGCTCTTTCATTTAATCCTTTATTAACCTTATAAATTCTTCTACAGGAATAACAGCATAAGGATCTATTCTATTCCTTTTTATAATAACAATAGGAACTCTATCATCGCAATTAGTTTGAGCCTGATCGATAGCTTTCCATATATTCAATCTTTCTACATTTTTACATTCAAAACTATAGGGGATGCTCTTGCGAGCTTGAGGAGAGAGAATGATGTCCTCCCCCGTCATTCCCATTGTCTGGGACTTAATATCGTCTGGATGTAAGAAGGAGAAGGTCTTTCTTAGGAGATCACGAATGTAGTTTTGTAACCTTCTCCCCTTTGCTTTAGAACTTTTAGTCGACATCTATACTGATGCTAAATTTAGCAGCTTTAATTGTCGCTGGAAAGATTTCTTTAGCATGTTCTTTCAATTCAGCTATCTTTTCTGAAGTAATATTATCTATGTCTAATTTTAATACTTCTCTTGCTAGCTTGGCAGCGATCTTTCTCATTTCAGCATTATATTCTTTGCTTAAACCTGCATCAATTACCGTATCTAATAATTCATTTTCATTCATTCTCTCTCCTTTTTTAATGGCCTTACTCCGAAGTTACACTCATTTCGCAGTCTTTTCAAAGCATTTTTTATTATTTTATTCATTTCTTTTTGGGTTGGCATGTTAATATCATTGCACATTGGGCATCTTTTCATTTTCGCTCCTAACTATAGCTTCCAGGATCTTTATTCTTTGATCCATATCTTGAATTTTTTCAGTAGCCCATTGTAATGAATTGGCAGTATTTTCTTGAAAATCTCTATCTCTACCTAGTTTATCGGTAGCAGGGTTTAAGTTACGCATAGCCTCGTACTCATCTATGTGGTTTTTCATAGCGATCCTTTCTGTTTATATCCTAACTCTTCTTTTACTTTATCTTCTTCTGCATGTCTTTCTTTCCATACATTACCTCTTAATTTAGGGTACTCTTCTTGTAATTTACGTCTAGCTCTCATGATTCCACTGGGGTGAGATAATTTACGATCTTTCAATAATCCTAAAAGATTTAAGACATTAGTTCTATCAAAATTTAATGGATTATCAGACAATCCGTAATCTAATGCATCAAATTCGCTTTTCCATACCCAATACATAAGATAAAAATCATTATCTCTTGTTTCTGGCTTAAGAGTCATTATTTCAGCTGCTTTTTTCTTTACTGTGTTTATTTTCATCGATTCTCTCCTCGATTTGTTTAAGTTTTTTCTCTATCTTTTTTATTCTAGGTTCGAGTCCTTGAAATAGATCAGTTATTTCATCTATTATCTTAAACTTTTTGCCAATAGTATTATCTACCACTTCTAATACTTTTTTAATAATTACTTTCTGTATCATAATAAGCTTTCGGTTTTACCATTTGCAAATTTCTTTTGATAACTTGATATAATTGGCTCTTTTATAGCATCTAACTCTCTTTGCCCATCAATCATCGCCCATAACAAGAAAAGATAAACAATCGCATCTTTTATCCTTCCAGATACATCTTCTCTTTGAGATTCATGTCCCTCAATATATGAGCTTATTCCATCAATATGCTTTAAAAGATAAACCATTAAAGCTTTTTCACTAGGAATTTTAAGACAATCAGCTACTCTATCGAAATTTGCAAAAACATTATCTTCTGCTCGAGCATATTCTTTTTGTCCATCATCCCTTGTTTCTTTAACTTGATTTAGCATATAGTCAAAATATGCATTAAAATGCGTTCTTTTCATAATATATCCTTGTATTATCTACTTTTAAGTTAACATTCATTGTTTCACGCTCTCTATTAGCTTCACATTTAACATTTATAGCTTCTATTTCACCAGTAGATATACTTTTTAATGGCTTAACAGATAATAGTTTATTAGTATTATATGCGACTCTAAATGAGCCTTTAGCGGACGCAACATTCATACCTTCATGGAAGGCTTGCTTAGTAATTTCAGAGACAGTAAACACTATTATATTGTGTTTAACAGCTATTTCCATTAAAGCTTGTGACGCTTCTTCTATCTTCATATTAGGATCTCTATGTTTAGATTTAAATAAGCCCATATGATCAACAACTAATATTTCAGGTTTCATAGATAACATAGATAGTTTTTTATCTATTTCATGAGCATAAGGAGTAGAATAATCTACAGTTAGCCACTCAAATCGTTTATCTATACCATTTTTAGATTGCATATAGTGCTTTTTAAGGTCATTTTCATCCCATTGCATTTCCATTTGAACAAATCTAGTCCATATTTGTCTTGGAGACATTTCCATTTCTATAAAAAATGTAGGTTTTTTAAATCCGTTCATCCAGTTTTGCAATAACATAGTTTTCATGCTCTTTGGTGGAGCTTGTAGAATCACAACTTCACCTGGATATATAGGAAAATTACAATCTTCATATATTTCACTGAAATTAATACCTTTTTGGTCTGAATTTAAGAAATTGATTAGATTCATTTCCATATCAGCAGAAGACATTAATGTTTGATTCTTCTTAGATTTATATAATTTACAAGTATTTTTACAATATTCGTCCATTACAGGATCTTGACAACCATATCTATATCCTTGTCCATCATGACCATCATAGCAGCTATTAACTATACTCTCCATTTCTTCTTCTTTAAATCTAGAAGTAGCATTATCAACCTGTTCTCTCCAATTTTCCATTATCAATCTTACTGTATCTTCTGGATATAGCCATCTCAACCAAGCTGCAAGTCTTAATGCAACTGTATGTCTTCTACCTACAGGATTTGATTGTAACATCCCACTTATACACGGATAATTAACAGGGTCAGGATTTCTGCCTTTAGATATAAATTTAGGAGCTTCTTCTTTTTTTATATTTTTAGTTTTTGATAAGATATCAAATACTGGATTACATTCCAACAATGTATCGTTCAGTTCTCTTGGAAATTTAGCATATTCTTTTAATTTATCTATATCATTTAACATATCTTCACGAATTTGTACTTTATATAGATTAGATTTACTATTCTTTGTATTAGGCACTCTTATCAATCTAACTTTGTCAGTAACAGAAGGATCTGCATAATCGAATATACCAGCATTAGTTAAGGCATGTTTTACTTTTATATGCAAATTAGGTGAAGGTTTCCATCTAAATGCTTCTGAAGGTATATGTAAATGAAATCCAGTACCACTAAAGAATAATTTAAATGGTACATCTAAGTCGTTTAATAATATAATTAAGCCTTTTGTTTTATTGATAGCAGATTCTATAGCTTCTCCATCTACATCTAATATAAATTCATCAGGCATATATATATTACCTTTATATCCAGATAGTTTTTTTGTTTGACTGAAATGTGTTTTAATATCATCATCATATTCATATAAAGACATAAAAGTATCACTATCCATATTCATAAATTCGCTAACATCATTTGCATCTCTGAAATAATGTCTATTGGCTAGTCCTAGAGCAAATTCTTTTATCATTGTATTCCTTTCTTTGCGAAAGGGGGTTTTTATATAGCAGAAAGGAAATTAAATGCACATATAATCGCCCCCTTTTGGGTTAGAATTAGAATGGCATATCAGCCACTTTATTAAGTTCGTTTACATCAACTTCTTCAATAACTTCATCGATAGAAAGTTTTGGCTTAACATATTTATCAAAATATTGCAAAGCTTTACCTTTCCAGAAATCTACATCTTTATCTGTAAACTCTTCTACTACATTCTTAAATGGCACAGGTGCAATTTCTTTCAAAACTCGTGAATATTCCCCATCTTTATATAGAAAGATATTGACATCTTTACCTATTAAATGATCGGGACTATCATCCATTTTAATAATCATATTTCCTTCACCATCATCAAGAGCGTCAGTGATACCAGCATTAGCAAACCTAAATAGCTTACCAATTGCAAACTCTTCTCCGTTTTGATTCTCTTTAGCATATACTCTCAGGTTCATTTTATCTGAATATCCATCAAAATATACATCTATATATTTAACAGGACCATCACTACCATCCCATTCTCCATATTCAGCATTACTTATATTAACAGTATGCCAACCTTCACTGTATGGACTAGGTCCACCTTTTTTGATTGTGAGTGTTCTACCCATTATTTACTCCTTTTATTAACTGTTGCATTACCATCATCATCCACTTGAGCTAAGCCTACCATTGCAGCTAAACCATATCTTCTACCATATGTGCATGCAGAACCTATTTCTTGTGCATCTTTTTTATTTGTCAGAGGTATTCTTATCTTGCTTTTAAGCCACTGACCTGACTTATGTATTAACATAGTAGTTATAAAATATCCTTCTACTCTGTCAAATTCATTTCCTTGAGTAATAGCTAATCCATTACTGCTTAAAGCAGGTATTGCAGCCTCCAAACAATCATTTATATCTGCATATTTGCTTTTATAAAAAGGATTAGTACTGGTTTTCTTTACTCCGCCCATTTCTCCTTGAGCCTTAGCTAATGCTTCGGCTAACTTATCTATTTTATTGGACTTCCAATCATCTATAGATATATATTCAGGGGACAGAATATCTTCTTCAACAGGTTGTTGAACTTCATTTTCGGACATATTTTCTCCTTTGATTAGGGTTATAATTTACGAAATCATTGACGACTTTTGCAATAACATTGTTGGGAAATTAAAGGAAAATTTCTCATTATATGGTTGCTCCATCACGACTTTTCTTACAGCGTTTGCTATAAAACTTCCACTCATATTTGAACAATAACTTGTAGCTTTTGCATTACAAGGTTCTTCGCTACCAGACTCATCTGTATACCAATATTTCTTATATCTAGATATTGTAGGTTTGCTTATAATATATTGTTGATAATGCTCTGCTCCCATTCTACCGTCTATAATGCATTTAGGTTGATACTCCTTAGGAATTATTTTGCTACATATTATATTAACGGCTTCTAATCTAGCTTCCATGCTATCGAATCCTAATATAATAATATCTCTATAGTCTCCAGTCGGAGCATATTGTTTGAATCTTTCATTATTTGTATTTATTAATGCAGAAGGAGAAATATCAATAAGACGATCTTCTAAAGCATTAACTTTATATTCACCTATATCATTTTGAGTGTATTCAGAAACTCCTATATTTGCTTCTTCAACTATGTCGAAATCATAGAGATTGAATTTTTCTCCTCCCATTCTACATAATTGGACGGCTGCAGAGCTTCCAATAGCTCCGCAACCAAGTATATGATATACATATTGATTCATTTTATTTACTATACCTTCTGATCTTTGATTAATCATTGTTTATATCCCCCATCTTGAATGATACCCGAGTGTATCATCTGTATCTATTATATGATTAGAAGGAGTGCTTGTCATCAAGGAATCTTCCCAAGATTTCATATCTAACCTTCCTATCAATACTCCTGTGTCTTGTTCTGTAGCTTTATCATTAAACTCTTTAATAGCATCTACATAATCTTTATATTTAACTGTTCCTGCACATGCTCCGTTGATTAAGTTTTGCATTAATTGATAAGCCTTAGTATAATCATATATTTCAGGCTCATCTTCAATTAAAGAGTCTAAGTCTATAGGCTGTCTCCATATAGTTGTTTGATTTTTCATGTTCTTTATTTTATTATAATTCCATCGAGGCATTGTCGTAGTTGGAGCTGGTTTACTACATAATTCATTAACTTCATTAACCAATTTTTTAGGAAATTTCTTTTCATTTTCCATTATACAAATTTCGACATCTTTATGTATTTCAAATGGTTTCCACACTGACACTCTGAATTTATATTCTTCTTTTAGATTTACTACTAATGCAAAGCTAAAATCACCTTCATTAAATTCGTCTATTGTATCGGTATCTGTTCCAGACCAGAATGCACCCATAGTATGGTGACTATGCCACCAGCAGAACCTGAAGTTCTTATTTTTATATTTCTTAGCAGCATTAGTATAATATATAGCTAATTCATCTTTGTCTAAATGAGTATTAGTAGCTGTAATTACTTGCTTGAGTATAACAGGGTCTTTTATCTCCCAATCTCCTTCCTTATCTTCAACTACTACAGACATTCCTCCTATTTCTGCTTTAAACTCATCATAAGCTATACCTGCATAATTGATTATTTTATTCCAATTGCTTTTACTTATATAAAAATCATTATCCATTTTCATTCCTTTCATTATTTGCTATGTTAAGAGCTCCACCTTGTTGTGCAGCCCATATTATCATTCTTTCTTCTACTGATACTTCTTCACCATCATCAGTCAAACCAAGGTCTCTATTGATTCTATTAGCTTCTTCTATAATAGATTCTTCATGATTAGGATGTATTTCCCTAATTGCTTCCGCTGTTTCTGGAAAACGATCTGCTTGAGTCATTATATTCTCTGGATTCCATTGTGCATCTTCTATTATATCTTCAGGAGAATCAGCAACAGCTTTATCTGGATCATAATTGTAATAACTGCATTCTGATCTATTAAGACATTCATAGTCATCACAGTATGTTTTAGGACCACTAATAGATTTACTTTTTATTTGGCAATCATTAACTGTAGTAGGTATTACATTTTGAAATTCCTTTGTATCCATTCCTTTATGCATACCAAAGAACATGGTTTTAGGAGAATTCATTGGATGAGTAGATGTAGCATTAAATACAGTATGCCAATTATAAAAATAAGCATATATCTCTCCCAATGCCAATTTGCTTAAACTATTTGATATATTACGTTGAAAATTACCAAGACAAGCATAAGCCATTTTATATTTCTCCGTAAAGTCCTCTCCATCTGCTACAATTTCAAAACTTTGATTACTTCTATAAAATTCGTCATTAGATATATATGGATGTAATAATTGATTCCATCCATTCATATCCTCACCATCAACTTCGTTAATATATTCTCTATGATAAGCAGCTTGCCATTGATTAAGATGTGGCATATAACCTCCATATCTTATATAAGAAGAATTATTATCTATGATATTTTGAGATTTGTCTTCTAACCAATCCATATTTCCGCTTACCCTACATAAGAAATCATCTAGATCCATAGCATATATTAGGGTAGTTTCATATATAGGAATAGAATAAGGAGTTTCACCTATATAATAATTGCATGTGGTAGTTGGCAAAGAATACTTGAATACTATGCATTTTTTATCTATCTCTTCATGATCAGTCCTCCATACTTCATTGAATTCAAATTTATAATGTCCAATATATACATTGAAATAATCTTTTTTGCCTTCTAGCTCTTCATTGAATTTTGCCATAAGAGCATCCCATACTTTTTGTATTATATCAGTATTATTTTGAAAAACTGCTTTTCTTCTTCTCATATTAAGCATTTTATTGTCAATTGTATTAAGCCTGTCTCTAAAATTGTTATACATCCAAATTTTGCCGTCAATTTGATTGAAATAGGTTGATATTTTACGTTTCATATGAGGTTCTAGATGTTTAGTGGCCATATATTCTTTTATTTGATCCATATATCCAGATTTCCATCTGTAAGTCTTTGTTATTCCTAGACTTAAACCATACATACTGTTGATGTCTTCAATTCTTTGAAGAACATCTTTTTGAGGCCCCATTATCAATCTTTCTCCTAATTCAGCAATATTGGGTGTCCAATTTGTTAATTCGTCTGTTATGATTAATGTTTCTTGCATTTCTCTCCCTTTCGCATGATGCACATATTTGCCGATCTAATTTATATGAAGATAATTCTTTATATTTGTATATTGTAGAACGTCTATTGCTTAAACAATAAAAAGATTCCCATACATATTGGCATTTAGTGCAATATTTTAGTTTAAAGTGTCCATGATTTACTTTTTTCTTCATATTTAGCCTTAACTGATGATAAATCCGCCAGATTCTTCACAAAATTTGGCAAATTTTATTATATTTTCTTTATTGAATGGATAATTTCCCATAAAAGACTGTTCTTTATCATCAGATTCAGCTATATTTTTACGATATTCTTCATAAGCGCTTGAATATTGATCTACAGTTTTATCTAGTAATAAAGTATTAAGTTTTACAGATATTTTAACTGCTTTATCAGCACTGATTTCATGATGATCGTTAAAACATCCGCTTTTTATATCTTCTCTAGTTAATATATCATCACAATGCGTGCAAACGAACTCCCATAAAGGTCTCCAAAACCATACACTGTTACGAAAATATATACCTGGATTATCTTCTTGTCTTTGCTCCCATTGATCCCAATAAGCTTCTTTTTCGCCATTTTTTTCCATATCTTTCTGCCTTGTATCATAACATTCATAGTTATCCCAGCTATATTTATCTAATAGTGGATAATCTGTTTTATGCATTTTAGGATTAACTCCTGATATATCGAAACCCATGTCTCTCTCCTTTTATATTAATTGTTAGTTGCAAGGGGCTGAAATTAATCAACCCCTCGCTCTGTACTGTATTCAACCCGTGGTCAGGCTTATACTATACCGCCAGTTTTGTCATTATGTACTGCGGCAACCATATCTCCATCTGATAGAGCATGTCCATCGCGCACATTTTGACCATTCACTGAAATAACAGCTCCCGCTGCTATATTTAGTTCAGTTCTTAAATCACCAACTGTCTCCGAAGATACTGATTGATCTACGAATCCACCACCTGATAATAGTTTTATATTTGCGGCCATTTTTATTTCTCCTTCTTTATTTTATTGTTAACAACTTCATTGACTATTTGTTCGTCAATTCTTCTTATATTAAATAATCCCATTACTTCTGTTCGCTTAGCATTGCCAGTATGGTTTAATATAGCATCCATATAACCATCTCTATATGCTTGAGCTTCCATTTCGGTGTCTAAAGTATCTAGTGGGATTTCATTTAATTTTTTATCTTCATCTTTAAATGTAAAATAGACTATATATTTCATTATAAGTTCCTCCCTGGGTTTCTTCGATGTCTTGGTTGTGGCATACAATAAACACAATCAATAATATCAAATAGATCTTTCGCTAATTTGCCTCTCTCAGTATTTATATGATGTAGTAAATTATATATTCTACTTTTTATCTTGTCAATTTCATCATTTAGATCTTTATTTTTCTCTGTTAATACTTTGATTTGTTTTAACGCATCGTTTAATTCTAATTGCGCTGTAGTTTTTTTAGCCATTATTGGTCCCTCCTGTCATCTTCATCTCTCATGTAATCATGTAATCGTTCTCCTGCTAACATATAATGACAATGAAAACATAATAATCCTGGTTCGCCATCTGGTGCGGCTGACCCCATAGAAAAATAAACTTCTTCCATTGTATGTCTACCACATTGAGGACAATCCCATAAATCTTTACCTAACTCTTGCTCTATTTTATCTTTATTGTTTAATATTTTTCTATTGACAACATCAATTGCCAATATTTTTGATTTTTTTTGTTTACTACTAGCCATTAATACTCCTTTCTTATAATAATCCCAGCTAAATTCAGTTATTTTTCCTGTTATACTATCTTTAATCTTCACCATCATCATCTCCTTCTATAAAGTGTGTATGATCTTGACATTCACTGCATATTCCAAGTGGTTCATTATTCATAAATGAATCAAATTGGAATCTATAATCTGGTGGTGCTCCACAACATGCGCTTAACCATTCATCGTCCATTATTTCTCCTTTATTTAATTATAAGGGGCCAGTAGAAAGAGCTTAAGACTGACCCCTATGGTTATATAACCTGAGCAAACAAACTTAATAATGTTCCTTTGTTCTTTTCATCATAGTTAGAGCTATTTCGTGACGATTTATAATTTGATCAACGTTTGCTTTATTGTCAGAGCCTAATAATTCAGGTTCTAACTGTTTTAAAACTTTAACTATTGATTTAACTGTCTTTGTTTGCAATATGTTAGTGTCTAGTTCTATCATTTACTCTCCTTTTCCTTGTCGTTCTGTTTAATTAATGTTAGCTTTAGTACTCCACAATTCATACAATATTCATCTAAGCTTTTATCATCTTCTACGAATATATATCTATTGTCTTCACAAGCATCACATCCATTATCTAAAAATTTTATTAAATCCATATTATCTCCAAATTAATGAGAGAGACCACGCTTAGTCATAGGGTATGGTTATTCATAAAGGCCGTAACTATTAACGAATGGTGGTTTTAGCCGTAACTCTCTCATTTATGACACCAATTATAGTTCTTCTTTATACTTAGTTGTATAATCATTACCTTTCCAGGTAAATATATAATCTGGCCCTTGAAGTTCTCTTGCTAATTTAAATGCGGCATGAAAACATTCTTGGTCCTCCCATATATACCATGGTTCAATAACATGAACATGTTCTATATCTTGGCCAGTTCCCTCAGTATTAACATAGTTATATAAAGAGAGTATTAGTGGTGTCATATATAATACTAGTAATAAATTAATAAATATTGTTTCTCTTTTATTCAATTGTATCTCCTTCATTTATATTCTAAAATAATTTAGTGGCCAAAATAACATATCAAGTATTCGAGGAAAATAGTAATATAACCCTATCATTATGTATGATGAGAATAAGACATAAATAAGGAAGAGTGAATAAAACATTCTGTCTCTTTCATCACACCAATTGTTGGGATTGTTAAGATATGTATATATTTTGACCAATGTATCCATTATATTCCTCCTTTTATTCACCTCTAGGGTTTGTAAATTCATCTCCAAAGCATTCTTCGACTGTATCGTAGACTTGACTGTTTGCCTCTTCAAAGGCTGCCTGTCTTTGATACCATTCACATGCCTCATCAAAGTCCATCATATTACTTGCATATTTAGGAATTGGTGGCTCAGAATAATACATTTTGCGCATTTCATGCACATTTAAGGCTTGCGCCTCTTTTCTTGGCCAATTTTTATATTTAACTAACCAATTAACAAATTGTTTATGAGTTCTATAAGGACAAGACATATTATTTCCCCTTCCATGGTTTATTTTTAACTATTATTATTGGCTTAACATTCTTGACTGAGTTTAATATATTTCTAACCATTGATTCATCACTATCAGAGTGAACAGTTACTTTGCTTATTAATTCTTCAAATTTAATTGCTTGTTCTTTCATTTTAATTGCTCCTTGTTTTTGTTATACCATAAGTATGATGTAACTTTGGGTTGATTATGATGCTGATAAGTTTTATATAACAGTATTGCACCTAATATATAGAATATTGTAAGTATCATTTTTATTTACTCCTTAGTTAATTTGATGAGAGGACAGGGACCTGACATTCATTATGACAGCGATATAGAAATCATCTGCTAGTAATGCCAGGTTAAAATGTCCCCTAATAAACAGTTGCAACAACACAGACTTTTACAGCTGATACTGCGGTTATTGTTTTTATAATTATGTATCCATAATCACAACTGTATTCTAGAATTATTTGTTTAAAGTTTAGTTAATCTTTTGCGTGCCATATGACACAAGCTAGAGAAGACCCTTTTTGGTGGCGGTAGGACGACGTGTCCATTAAGGGATTGAAACCGCATCAACATAGATTATGAGTATCATATAACTCCTTGTTGTTTGCTATAAGTTTATTGTAATACTGCGCTTTTATATCTAATCACAGAAAGATGCTGGCGTCCCCTCTCAGGGAAGAGAGGAGAACGCCCAAGGAAAGAAAGGCAAAGCGGTGTTGCTTTAAGTTAAGCGTCAAGCAAATCGCTAGGCAAAGCGAAAGTTGCTGGCTCTGAAGGTGCAGGCAACGCTTTGATGATTGTCTTCAAAGACATCGTTTGCTTAAAGGGATTGGATGTCTTTGAGATGAAGTTGAAGAACTCGGTACCGTTGATAGTGCGTTTGGTGCCGAGGAATTCAAAGGTGATATCGACGAGGTTACCTTTAATGTTAAGGACTAAGTCGATAGTATCACCTTCTTGAAATTTAGTTAGTTTTTGCTTTTTAGTTTGTGCCATAGTTATGACTCCTTTTTTTGAATTGAATTTAACGTAAAAGTAAATAAATAAATTTACTCAAGGCGACTGGGGACAATTCCTTTAGCCATACGATAAAATGCTATTATTTTTGAAAGTTAACCTTTTTTGTTGTATATTATAGTATTAAAAAGGGGGCCTTTTATGGAGTCGATATACATTTTTATTTTATTTTTAGTTTTTTTCATATTGACTGTAGCAGCCTTTTTCACAATAGACGATATGTAAGGAGAGATATGTTAATAGATTTATTATTTTATTTAGTAGTATTACCGTTTGGATTAGCATTTGCTTATTTAGCTTGGGATACATGGCGTAATTTAGATTGATAAAAGTATTCTTATTTATATTATGTTTATTTATATTTAAAGCTGGAAGAGCAATAAATAAATTTGATATAAGTGAGAATATAGGCCATTCTCATAAACAGAGAAAGGAACAACAACATGATTGATCCGTTTGGAAGTTATGTGGCGATTTTGATACTGATAGGGTTAGGGTACTGGTTCTATTGGAACACATAGAGCAACAACCATCACCCAAGAAATTTAAAATTGAAACTCCTATGGGCTCATTAGAGAGTGATAGTGGTAATCACTTAGTAGATGTATTTTCTATAGTATTTGCAGTCTTGATTATTTATTTAGGTAAGAAGTTAATTGACAAAAAGTAGTTTGGATTAGCAATCGAGTTTTGATTGATAGTTTATGTAAAAATATAAGTGCTTGTTTTTATAGCACTTAGCATTAAAAAAAAAGTATTGTTTATTTATTATATTTCTATTAATATATTACAGTTTAAATAAAGGAGTTATTATGGCGCTTAATGGTAAGAATAAGATATATTTATTAACAATTGAGTTCAACTCCGAAACTGAAGAGATTGAATATATAGCTGAAGAGCTAGTAGATGATAGAGATGTTAGCGAGCTTGGATATTTAGAATTAGATGAGGCTGGTTGGGATATAGATGCGTTAGAGATAATGCGAGATCATTATATAACAGGGAAATCATAAATCACTTCGTGATTTTCTTACCTCGCTTCGCTCGGCGCATGAACTTCGAAAGGATTAATTATGGGATTTTTAGAAATTATTTTACAAAATAGAGCTAAAGATGGTAAGCGAAAACCATTTGAAAAACGCTATCATACCAGGAAGGAAGCTTATCAGATGACAGAAAAATTTATGGGTGATAAAAAGAAGAAATAATGGATATTATAGAAGCAAGGCAAAGTATACAAAAGATTTCAATAGATATGGAAAATATGTCTTATCAGATAAATAAATTGCAAGATGATATTGCATCTTTAAATGCTACAGTATCAGAATTAAAAGGAGCTGTAGATGAGCGAGAATAGAGCAAATGTAACTGATTGGCTAACCGATAAATGGGCAAATATAGAGAAAGATGTTGGAAGCGGAGTTATACCGCCTCTAGAAGAAGGTAGAAAGCTTGAAGCTCCGATAAGCGCCTCAATAGATGAAGAAATTGCTGATGGTAAAAAAAGAACTGAAACTCATTACGATAAGAATGGGGTTATTCTCAAAAAAGTTTTCTATGATATAGATGGTAAAACAGTAGCAAGAGAACGAGTTTATACTGATGGAGAAGTAACAAGCTGGAATGAAATACAATATGATGGACATGGAAATATTGAATTAGAACTTAATGTAGTTGATGGGGAGTATCACGGTCTTCAGACGGAATATGTAGATGGAATTCTACAGACTACTATTGAATATGACAAAGGCAAAGCTAAAGGTGAATGGATACAATACGATATAGAAGGAAATATAAGAGACGTAACAATATTAGCAGGAGACGGAAAAGGGGCTGGAGGAATTAATATAGGTGGAGGTACTACTGCGAGAATGAGTTCCGATTACCAGGATAAGATATTTGGTGTTACTGAGGGAAAAAGAAGGGGAGCAAAAGGAACTCAAATATCCTCACATAGCTACTGGCCAGATGGAGAATTAAGGAATTCTAAAACTTTTGATAAACACGGAAATGAAGTAACTGTAATTTATACAAAGGATGGACAAGTTAGAAAGCGAACCGTGTTTGCCCCAGATGGAAGTGTTATTGAAAGATATAGAAATGAAGAACTTGGCAGAAACTTATTGAAAAATAAATAAAGGAGAGAATAATGACTTTAGATGGATGGTCACTGAATAATAAGATAGATAAATTAAGAGATGAAATTCAACATGAAATGAGAGAGTTGAAGATAAATTTTGCAATGCTATATGATTATTTGAAGCAAGCAGAAGCTGCTAAAAAAAGTGATACAAAAAAGAAAACTAAAAAAACAGTTAAAAATTAAGGAGGCTTATTATGCCAAAAGGTAATTTAAGTTATACAAGCAGAGAGGCTTGTATAAAAGATGCAAAAAATAAAGGAATGTCTGATGCTCCTTGTATGAATTTGCCAAGCAGTGGAGCTGGTAAGAAAAAAGGACCAGGAACATTTCAACCTAAAAAATTAGATGATGCAGCGACTTATTAATGGCTAAGAAGGATAAAATTCCAGCTGGTCATCATAGGTGACCTTTTGATGGCGATATACACCCAGTTGGGGATAAGCATAAAGTGACAGGCAATTTGGCAAAAGCATGGGATGTTCCATCTGGAACAGAATTTCATGGTGAGGAAACTGAAAGTATATATTATCGATATCAACCTGGCAAATATAAGGAAGGTAAATAATGGCAAAGAATAATAAATGTATTGTAGATAAAATAAATCAAGGGATGAGCAGAACTGATGCAGAGAGTATGTGTGAAGTTGCTCCTCCAGCTGTTGGGAAAAGAAGAGGTAGAAAAAGAAGAAAAGGAAGAAGTCTGCGGGAACAACGGATGCTAGATAGGGAGTTGTAAATATATAGTGAGGGTTTATAAAGTAAACTCAATCGAGCATACAGTTTATGAGCCAGATGATACTTTGCCTCAAGGATTGATACTGCAGGATGATTGGAGAAATGGTCAAGTAGGAGAATGGGTACGAACTGATGATGATTGTATTATTGAAGTATTAAGACGCGGTACCATGAAGAAAAAAATGGGTAAAAATAAGATTGTTGAATACATAGGTACTTGCACTGGTACCTTTGTTGTATCTAAGAGCGTAAAGATGGATGCTTCAAAAAGAGAGAATATTTATTCTTTTGGAGGTAGGAAAGTTGATGAAGTTGTGCAAGACAGGACGAAATTAAATAATTTTGAAACCTTATTTGTAACGTATGTAGCAAAAGGTATTGATCCAGTAGAGGCTTATTTAAAAGCATTTCCTACTAATAGTCCTGGATACGCACAAATTAAGTCAAATCAATTATTAAAAATGGAGAGGATTAAAACAGCTATGAAAGAAGAGCTTAAACCAGTTTTAGAAGAATTAGGTATAGATGAAAATTATGTACTTGAAACAATAAAGGGGGTAATCGACTCTACTGATAAGGACGAGACTAAATTGAAAGCCTTATTTAAGTTGGCAGATATTATGGATATGGAAGATAAAAATCAAACTAAAATTACACAAGTGTCAGGAGCATTATTTAAAGGATTTAGTCAAGAAGCTCTTGAAGGAGCTACTAGACCTAAGGAGATAGAATGATAGGAAAAAAAGATTATGAAAGCGTAAATATAGCTAAAGAAAGAATATATTCGCAAAAAACTGAAGATAAAATATTAGATGATATGCTTGCTGAAAGAAAGATCATTATTGATCCTGTTGCTTTAAAATATAGCAAATATGCAAATGTAGAAGGCATTGAGAAAGATAAGCTTTCTTTACAAGCTTTCGATATTATATCAAAACAATTTGATAAAGAATTAGAAGATCATCCTAGAGGAGCAGAAGCTTTTGGAATTTTAAATTTTATTAAAACTTTTAATAATTCTGGTGAATGGAGTAAGCAGTTAGCTAGTAAGTTAGGAGCTCCAAAGGGAAGTGAAGCAGAATTTTTTGATTCTATCTTTGGCGGTGACAATGGTTTATTTGTTCAAGCTGCATTAGAAGGATTTCAATTATTTATTGAAAATAGTCCAGGAGCCATGGAAGTAGGAGCAATAGCTGGTGGAGCACAAAATGTAATGCGTGGCGTAATAAATCCTGCTCAAAATAATACGTTGCAGGAAGCTATTAAAAAAGGAGCACAAGAAGGATCTTCTGAGTCTAGTCAAGATGTTATGGACTTTATAATAGATTCTGAGTCTGATCTTAAATTTTAATGGCAGAATATATTCAGAATATTTCGAAAGTAGAGCAGGATCTTTTGCTTGCGAAAAATGATTTAGTTGCATTTGGAAAGTTATTTCTCCCAGATGATTTCATGAGGAGTGAATCACCATTTTTTCATTATCAAGTATGTGATGCTTTAAATGATTTAAATATTAGACAGCTTGCAGTGATATTGCCAAGGGGTCATGGTAAGACGGTTTTAACTAAATGCTCTATATTGCATGATTTTGTATTTGCTACAGAACCATTGTTTTATGGTTGGGTTGCTGCTAGTTCAAAAATATCAGTACCTAATCTTGATTATATTAAATATCATTTAGAGTATAATGATAAATTTACTTATTATTTTGGTGATTTAAAAGGAAGGAAGTGGACAGAAGATGATATCGAACTTAATAACGGATGTAAACTCATCAGTAAAAGTAATTTATCAGGAATTAGAGGGGGAGCTAAACTCCATAAAAGATACGATCTTATCGTCTTGGACGATTTTGAGGATGAAAATAATACCGTTACACCTGAATCTCGCTCTAAAATCGCGAACCTTGTTACGGCTGTTGTTTTCCCTGCTCTCGAGCCTCATAGTGGTAGGCTCCGCATTAATGGTACTCCCGTTCATTTTGATGCTTTCATTACTAATATTCTTAATGGATATGAAAAAAGTAAAAAAATGGGTGAAAAGTATAGTTGGAATGTCATAACTTATAAGGCTCTCCAGCCAGATGGAACACCACTTTGGCCAGATTGGTTTGGTGCGAAAGAGATGGAGAGAAAGAAAAAGTTTTATGCTGATTCAGGTCAGCCACAGAAGTTTTATCAAGAGTATATGATGGAAGTTCAGAATGAAGAAGATGCAATCTTTACTAGAGATCATATAAAAAGTTGGGAGGGTCGCTTTTCTTATGATGAAGAAAGCGGAATATCATATGTCCATTTGGAAAACGGAGATGTTAAACCGATTAATGTCTTCGCGGGCGTTGATCCTGCTACTGACTCCACTAGGAGGGATAGTGATTTTAGCGTTCTACTTTTTGTGGGTGTTGATGTTGATAATAATATTTATGTACTTGATTATGTACGAAAGCGTTCATTGCCTGTTCTCGGTATACCAGGCGATGCAAAGAAAGGTATTGTAGATTATGTATTTGATTATAACAAAATATATCAACCTAATCTTTTCGTTATTGAAGACACTACTATGTCAAAGCCTGTCTTTCAGTCTATCAATGCTGAAATGCGTAGGAAAAATGATTTTGGAATTAAGTATACGGCTGAAAAGCCTGGTACTAGAATGTCTAAAAGGGATAGGATTCAAGAAATTTTAGCTCAAAGATTTGCTATTGGAGCTATACATTTAAAAAAGGAGATGTATGATCTACATAGAGAGATTATTACATTTGGTCCGAGGATGGGGCATGATGATACTATTGATGCCTTGGCTTATGCATGCAAATACGCACATCCTCCAAAAGGATTTAAACAAGAAAAAGGCAAATGGTATAAGCATAAACCAAGAGCTAAAAATTGGGTGGTCGCATAATATGGCTAATAATATAGGAAAATACGAAAAACATGCTAGAGATATTGGGGGAAGCCCAATGTTAGTGGATAGATCTAGAGCTATTGATTTATGGGGACATAATCAAACTACTGAATTATATAATCAGTTGCTCAGCAAGGCATCTTCTCATTTAGGTATTGATCAAGGTACAATGGAAGAATTTATGAATATTATCATGTATCATGAATCTGATAGAACTATGGATCCTACTTTAGTGCATCCTAATGCTGGCAGAGGAACGTTTGGGTATGAAATAAGTGAAGAATCTGATGTTGATAGCGAATATGAATTTGCTAGTGGGTCTGCAAGAACTGCTATGAATAGAGTGTATGCGCAGATTGGAGGGGTTTTAGCAAATGAATCAAATCCAAAAGGCAGAAGTCCTGTAAATTTACCAAAGATGATTGAGCCATTTTTTGATGGAACTAATCCATCAGGCGATGTAGATGCTAGTCAATTAAGTTTAGAAATGCAAAAAATTTTATTTTTAGCAGATCATTTAGAAGCTGGTGATTTTAATAATATAGGTCGACATTTTATTAGAACAGGAGAATATGCTAAATGGTGGGGGCAGTTTCATCATAGAGGAGAAGACCCTGATATAGAAATATTTTTAGGTAATATGAAAGATTATTATAGACAGAAAAAGAATAAATAAAAGGAATTAGATATGGCAAGTACAATAACAGCCTCAACTTTAAAAGTTACTATTAGTGAAAATATTAGTTTAAATGGAAGACAGCAGGGAGGTTCTCAGACTTTTAGTATTGCTAGTATTAACGAGATTTATAAAAGGATAGTGACATGTCCATCAGGCGTAGATACTACGGTTGCACGATTTGGTGTAAGTACTGATGTTACTGATGCTAGCCTTGATATTCAAGATACAAAATATATTAGAGTAACAAATTTAGATGATACTAATTCAGTGAATGTAAATTTACAGATAGATGTTACTGAAAGTGGTAGTGGCGCTAGTGCTGTAAATGAGACGGCTACTATATTATTAGCCGCTGGTCAAAGTTTATTAATGGGCACTGGTCATGATTCTATAGCTGTATATGATGCAGATGGCAGTGTTCAAACTACATTACATGACTTGGAAAGTATTTTAATAGATCCGTCTAGTAATGCTGTTGATATAGAAGTATTTATAGCTAGTGTATAGGGAGTAATATGGCCAAAAGAAAAGATAAGACCGCTGAAAGAGTTAGAGATTTATTTAATAAGGTAAATACTAGAACCAGAACTCAATGGGAGTATATCAACCAAAAAGGTTTTGATTTTTCTAATGATAATCAGTTAACAGATGCAGAGAGGCTTTCTTTAGAAGAGCAAGGTATGCCTACTTTTACTATTAATAGAATTATGCCAGTTGTAGAGATGCTAAATTTTTATGCAACAGCACAAACACCAAGATGGCAAGCTATAGGTGCAGAAGGTAGCGATATAGATGTTGCTGCTGTATTTTCTGATATTGCTGATTATATATGGTATCAGTCAGATGGTGGTACATTGTATGCTAATGCTATCAATGATTCTATTACTAAATCTATAGGATATTTAATGGTGACAGTCGATCCTGATATGGACAATGGAATGGGAGATGTGATTATTAAGCAACCTGAGCCATTTGATGTATATGTAGATCCCAAATCTAGAGATATGTTATTCAGAGATGCAGCATTTATATTGATACGTAAAGTATTACCTGAAAATCATTTAATTAAATTATTCCCAGACCAAAAAAGTAAAATTAAAAAAGCTTCATCTAGCGAAAATATAGACTATGTTTATACTGAAAAATCAATAGATAATTACCAAAAAGATTTCGATTATAAAGATATTGACTCTAGTGAGTCTATAGATCCAGATAGTACTGAACAAGGTAAATTATTAGAGTATTTTGAACTTTATGAGAAAGAAAAAATACCTTATATGAACGTATTTTATAAAGTTCCTCCTGATGAAAAAGCTATTGAAATGATAAAACAACAAGTAGATGTTGCTATAAAGGAGATGTCACGAGAATTAGATGTAAGAGTAAAAGAGCAAACTTTGCAATTGCAACAGCAATTACAACAGGGAGCTATAATAAAAGAAAGATATGATTTAGAGGTTAAAAAAATACAACAACAAGCGATGGAGCAGATTAATCAAGCTAAACAGCAATATATGAGTGAGATGCAGGCTGAAGCAACTAAAATAGAAAATAAAGTAATTACTGAAAAAGAATTTAATATTTTAGCAAAAGATGGTACTTTTCAGCAACTTATTGTAGATCAAATAAAATTTTATGGAACAAAAATTAAAATTTCTACTGTTGTTGGAGACAAAACTATTAGTACTAAATATATGCCTGATATGATTACAGAGTATCCAATTATACCATTTCATTTTAAATGGACTGGTACTCCGTTTCCAATATCAGCTGTATCTCCATTAATTGGAAAGCAAAGAGAGATGAATAAAGCTCATCAACTTATGATACATAATGCATCTTTAGGAAGTAGTTTGAGATGGATGTATGAAGAAGGTTCTGTAGATACTGATTATTGGGAAAACTATGCTAGTTCTCCTGGGGCCTTACTTCCTATTAGGCCAGGATCTGCTCCACCAACAGCTGTTCAGCCTGCTCCGCTATCTAATGCTTTTTTTGGTATAGTAAATGAAGGCAAACAAGATATGGAGTATTTAGCAGGTATTTTTGGTGCAATGCAAGGAGATACTAGTAGTCAGCATGATACTTATAGAGGAATGTTGGCAATGGATGAATATGGTACGCGTAGAGTTAAGAGGTGGATGAAAAATTCTATAGAACCATCATTAAAGCAGTTAGGAATATTAGTATCTCAATTTTCAAGAGCAGTATATACAGCACATAAAGTATTTAGAGTAGTTCAGCCTAGTTCAATTATTGAAGAGAAAGAGGTTGAAATTAACGTTCCAATGTATAATGATTTAGGGGAGTCTATTGGCAAGTGGAAAGATTATGGAGCAGCAAAATTTGATGTGAGAATTATTTCAGGTTCTACATTGCCATTAAATAGATGGGCATACTTAGATGAAATGAAGCAATTAATGCAGTTAGGTGTCGTTGATGATATCGCTGTGCTTTCTGAGACTGATGTTAGAAATAAGGAGGCTATCGTGAAAAGAAAAAGCGTATATTCGCAATTACAAGGTCAAGTTTCTAGCATGGAGGAACGAATTAAAGATCAAGAAGGTACAATTGAAACATTGCAACGTCAATTAGTTCAAGCTGGCATTAAAGGTAAGGTAATGCAAGCAGAAGTAGAGATTAATAAACGTAAGCATGATGTACAGTCTAAGGTTACAAATGAGGGCTTAAAAACTCAAGCTCAAGAAAAATTATTAAGAGATTCACGTAACTTAACAGCTGCTCATAAGAATAAGCAACTTAGTGATGTGATTGATAATGAAATAAAAAACTTGCGTAAGAAAGAAAAAGATACTAATTTACGCAAATAAATATTAGGGAGAATATAATATGAATACAGAAAATAATCAAAGCAACCCAGTAAAATCTGGCTCTTCTGATGATTTTTTTGATGCAATGGATCGCTCTGTAAATGGAGGGATTTTAGATGAAGATCAACAGATACAGGACAACCCTCAGTATAGTGGCCCTTCCGAGGTAACCCACAATGATGCTGCAGGCCCCGATAATAATCAAGTTGATTGGGAGAAAAGGTATAAGGACTCCAGTAGAGAGGCTACTAGGATCGCGGCAGAACTTAAAGAACTGAAACCGTTTGTACCCCTTCTCAAAGTGATGAAACAAGATAGTGGTTTAGTGGATACGGTTAAAGGTTATTTGACGAATGGTGGAAAACCTGCAAAGAATATTAAAGAGCAGTTAGGCTTGGATGAAGATTTTATCTTTGATCAAGATGATGCTTTTAATGATCCAAATTCTGATTCTGCGAAACTTCTTAATTCTCATGTTGATGGATTAGTTAATTCAAGGGTTTCTAAAATGATGAACGATGAAAGAACTAGGACTCAAACGGCAAAATTACAAGCCTTGAGAGGTAAAGAAGAGCAGCTTTTTAAAGAAAAGCATAATATGAGCGATGAAGATTTTAGTGCAATGGTTGAACAGGCTAAGCAGAGAAGAATGACATTAGATGATGTACATTATTTAATGAATAAAGATACAGCGCAAGCTAATATCGCTAATTCTACAAAAGCTGACATGAGGAATCAAATGAAAAATGTACGAAATATCCCAACAACTGCTAGTGGAGTCAATAGTCCACGTGCCGAGAAGTCTAGTGATGATCAAGTTTTTGATGATTTATTAGATGCTGGTGGTGGAATGGATGAGTTGTTCGGATAGGAATATTTTAAATATAAGATAACCTTCCGAACTGTTAATGATAAATGGTCCTACTTGAAGGCGCTCGCGCGCAGTTGATAGAGGATTAAATAAGGAAGGAGATTCCAATGGCTGATTTATTTAACGTTGGTGTCTACGGCGGAACAGGATCAAAAGATCTGACAGTCGCCGATCATGACAATGCTCTGGGTCCTGGTACTCCGTCGAATTATAAGACGGGTGATCTTCGTAGAAAGTATAACTTTGGAGATCGTGTGTCTGAATTAAATTTGACACAAGACCCTTTTTTTAGATTCTTATCTAAAGTGAGCAAAAAACCCACAGATGATCCAACATTTAAGTGGGCAGAAAAAAGACCATCATGGAATAAGCGTTATGGCTATGTGATGGGTTATATTGGAAGTGATGGAGTTGATGATTTTACCGATGGTATTCTTGAAGCATATAATGATGGTGGAACTGGAGCTAATGTAGTGGCTGGTGATACTGTTAAATTGTATATGGCTGGAGATATTAAGACTGAAGGTAATATACAAAACATTTACGGTAATACAGCAAACCATCACGATGTAGGTGCATCTGGCACAAGACCTCTGTTTTTCTTACCAGGTCAAATAGTTAAAATTCCTACAATGACAGCTGATCAAGATTCGGCTGCTAGTTGGGGTAAAAGCTATATGCTTGTAAGAGTAACTGCAGTAGCTGATCCAGGTGAAAAAGATAGTAAATTCCCTACATTAGTAACTGCAGAAGTAGTTAAAGCTTCAAATTCATCTTACGTAGATTATGCTGGATTTTTCACTAATGATTTTAGTCCTAGTGGAACTGATGGTGAAGAAAGCGTATCAGATGTAAGTATTGCTGAAACTCTTGAAAAATGTAGATCTTATGTAGTTGGTACGGCACATGCTGAAGGATCTGGTTATCCTGAAACATGGAAAGATCAACCTTACTCAACAAATCATGGATTAACTCAAATCTGGAAAACTTCAATGGCTATGTCTAACACAGCTAGAGCAACGTCTCTAAAGTATGATTCTAGTGAGTGGTCTAGAGTTTGGCGAGAAAAGTTGGTTGAGCATAAATGGGATATTGAAACATCATTATTATTTGGATCGCAATATACTGATACATCTAATGATATTCAATATACTCAGGGTGCTGTAGATTATATTAGCGATTATGGTAATCAGTTTAGCCTAAGTACTACTACTAAGACTGCTGATGACTTTCTCGATGATATGTCTAATTACTTAGATCCTAGGTATAATAATAGTACTGGCAGTGTTTTCTTTGTAAATACAGCAGTATATAATTGGATGCATAAATTAGGTGGTTACTTCAAAAATAATGTTGAAGTTTCTTCTAACTTTAGAGCAGACTTTGCTATGACTGGTAAAAAGAAAATACTTGGAGTAGATATTACTGTATTCTCAACACCTTATGGTGATATGAATGTAGCAAGAAATATTCACTTAGATGGTACTCAAGTTAAAATGCTAGGCATAAATATGAACAATGTGAAGTATCGTCCTCTTGTAGGCAACGGTCTCAACAGAGATACATCTGTTTACGTTGGTGTTCAAACGTTAGAAAACAGTGGTATTGACCGAAGAGTTGATTTAATCTTAACAGAAGCTGGGATGGAATGGTCAATGCCTGAATCTCATGCTATCTGGTCATAAGGAGGTTAATTATGGCAATTCCAATGTATGGACAAAATAAAGATGGCGATTCGCTAGATAGATTAGCAACTCAAGATCAAACAATGAAGACTGTAACTTATATGGAGCAATCTGGAACTGTTGCAGTTACTCATAGTACAGATACTGAAGTTAGTTTTACACAACCTGCTGGAACAGTAATTAAAGATCTTATCTTGGTTCCTCAAGGAGATCTTGTTACTGGAGGAAGTTCTGGTAATGACCTAGACTTCAAAGTAGGTACTGCTAGTGCAGGAGCTCAAATAGTAGCTTTAACTGCTATCTTAGATGATGGTGGCAGTGCTGTTACTTGGAAAAAAGGAATACCTTGTGCTGTTATATCTAACGGTTCGGGAAATGTAGCCAATGCCTTTGCTGGTGGTGGTCCTGCAACTTCTGAAGCAACAGATGAGGCTAGTGCTGGTATTTTTTATTCCGCAGCTTCAAGAAGTGTATATGTGGCATTAAGACCACTTAGTACTAATCTAGCAACTGCTGCAACTACGTATAAAGCGTTTATAACGTTTTTATACGTATAAAGGAGGTAGCTGATGGCTAAAGTAGGCGCAAGTGCTGGATGGGTTGAAAACTATGTTGAAGAAATAACCGCAGATAAAACTCTAAGCTATGGTGATAGTGGAAAAGTTTTTCTTGTAGGTACTGATGCATTGACAATCACATTACCAGCTACTAAAGCAGGAGTTCGATATACTTTTATTAATTCAGGTGCCGATGACGCAGTATTAATTACTGTTAGTCCGAATGCAAGTGATGCAATAATGGGTACTATCGCAGCTGTTGTGATGACTGGTTCAGATAATGGTGACCTTACAAATACTAAAAGTGGAGCTAATAAAGGCGATTGGGCAACAATCGTTGGAGATGGTGATGCTGGATGGTATATTACAGGTGGCGATGGCGTATGGGCTGGAGCATAATCACAGTATAATAAAATAAGTCGCCCCCTTACCCAGGGACATTCTCTCCCCGTGGTCGGGGGGTTGGCTTAATAAGGAGATAAATGGCAACATTTCATGTACAAATAGAAGGCTTAACATCACTAGCATTAGATGGCAGCAGTAGTCCTAGTGAGGATGAATTAACTCAATATTTAAGAGATGGAGTTAAAGAAGTTGCTAGTCGTATTATAGTTATTAGGCCTCAAGACACATTTAGATTTTGTGATACTACCAATGATACTAATAATATTAATCAAACTGGTACTATAGTTTCGGTTGCAAGAGAGCATGATAGCGATTCTATTTTAAGACCATGTGAACAGATTGATGCTGGTTTAAGAACTGAAGCCACAGATGTTGATAGTCTTCATTATAGGTCAAAATACAATCCAGGTTATTATATTTTAAATGGAACTATTTATACTGTGCCTGCAGCAGGTGGTTCAAATAATGATATCGTAGTAACTCAAGTTAGATATGATACTTCAGTCGCTCATGGCTCAAGTAGTATTTCTTATTTCCCTGATGAATATGAGTATTTAGTTGTCTTATATGCAGCTTGTAAAACTTTATTACATGCTATGGGTGATGTTATCTCTAATGTTTCAGATTATGTAGCTCCTGTAATTAGTGATAGCGGGACAGATTTAACTACAATGACAAATAGTAGCTGGACAGCATTAGATTATGATTTTGATGATGAGAATATTGATTACAGAACATGGTTTCAAGCTGCTGGCGATATGATACAAAGGCAAGAAGATATTGAATTAGGAAAAGCTCAATTAGATAAAATTAATACATATATCACTGCATATCAAAATTCCGTCAATAATTCTGGAGCTGTATTTGATAAAAAACTTGCAAAATATCAAGCTGATTATCAATGGATGGCAGATAGACATCAAAGATTATATGGGGAGTATATGGATCATTTTGGTACAATGATAGGCCAACAACAAGCGAGACAGGCTCAAGCTCAACAAGCTCAAGAAGCTCAGAGACAAAGGAGGAGATAATGAAAGTAAAAGAATTTTCAGAAAGACTTGGGGGCGAAGCTATTCCTACTGGAAGATTGATAGCTTATATAAAAGATGGGTTAGAGGAAATAAATATGATAACTGAAACTCATATAAATTTAGAAAGAATTGATATAACAGAGGATCAAAGATTTTATGATCTGCCTCATGATTATATTAGAATTATAGATATTAGATGTAAAAATCATTTAAATAGTAAAGATGAATATAGAAGCATACCAAGAGGTATAGGCTCAGTAGCTAATAAGGATTCAGATGGCGTCTAATAAAGAGTACTCATATCAAATAAGAGGCAAGCAAATAGCATTGTTGGAAAAAGATGTAATTTCAAGCGATGCATTAAATTATACATTCCCACGCACTGGTACTGCTGGAGATGGATTAGTACATGGATCTAATGCAGGTTCGACATCGTGGAAGAGTCCTATATCTACTGTAGCTGATGGATTGGAAATAGAATATGTATATAGCCCTACTTATTCTGTAGAATCTACAGGGTCTATTCAAATAAATAAATTTTATATTAATGGATGGACAGTTATAGATGGTTATTTAACATTTGTAAGGAGCCATAGTGCTTCTGTTCCAAATTGGACATCTGCTCCTTATAGCACTGTTACATCTGGTTCTGAAGGTGATACTGGTGGACAATCATTAGATTATATTGTAGTTCAAGGGAGCTCAAGGTGGAATGGATTGCATAGAGTTCAAACAGCAGGTACTGATGGTACATTAAAAACTTATACTAAAGTTAATAAAACAGTAGAAAGAGTTGAAGGGAGTAGCAATATAGATATTACTGCAGAAGAAGATACTGATAGCGATGGAGTAGCTGATAGATCTAGAATTGCAGCTAATAATAGTAGTAATATTTGGTTAAATAATATATTTTCTACTAACGATTATATATTTATAACTGGGTCTGAACAAGCAGTTAATAATGGATTTTGGCAGGTAAGTGATGTGCAAGGAGATTCTTCTAATGAAATAGATTCAGGTATTTATATTAAGAATAGGTATTATTGTTATAATACTGGTAATACTCTTTCAACTGAAGGTGAAGATACTATTCCTGATACTTATGCAACTTATGATGAAAGTGTTAAGATATATAAAGTATATAGAGATTTTAGTTATATTCTAACAGATGTAAATGTATTAAATGATGAAGATGATGAGATTGATTTACCATTATATTTAATTAAAGCATTAGTATTATTTGTTAAAGCTAAAATAGCAGAAGATAGTATGAATATAGAGATGAAAGAGTATTTCATGAAAGAATTTAGGAAAATGGTGGAGAAACACGAAAGTGGTAAGATTTGGGGCGGCCGACAAATAATGGCTGGCTCTGGTGCAATAAGATAACAATAAACAAGCCCATTCACGCACAGCCAGTGCTTAGGGCAGGAGGTAGATATGGCAAGAGGATTACATAATTATTCTGTACAGCAAGCACAGAATGCAGGATTAGGTCAAGCAGGTTCAATACATGTAAGAGGAACAGGTGCTGTTACAGCAAGCGAAGGCGCATTTGTTGCAATAACTTTTTTAGAAGAAACAGCTTTTGCAGATGATACAGACGGTTTGATTCCAGAAACTTTAGGATATTATCCAGATTCTGATAGAGGTTCAGCGGCAATAGGAGAAGGTAGTTCAGATATTAGTGCTAATGGTGTTAAAACAGGCACAGAAACATTCCCTGCTGGATTAACTATATATGGTAGATGGACTGCATTTAAATTAGCATCTGGTGGCGTAATTGCCTATATAGGTTAATATGCTAGGATTAAGTTCAGCTATTAATACAAATAGGGGTTATGCTCCTGCAGAACGATTTAGACAGAGATTGAGAAGTGCAGGTACAGAGCTAGGTACTGTTACTGATATTACTGGATTTACATTAGTTCAAACATCAGGCACTAATGGAGCTCAAGTTATTCAATCTGGAGATTTAAGACTTACAGGTACAGGATATACGTCTATACAGGCATCAGTATCTCCTGGAACAAGATATACTTGTATAGTAAGAGCTGTTGGCTATCAAAGTAGCAATAGGGGACAGATAAGTATAGGTAACTCAGTAAATGATACTACATATCATGGTAGTGGAAACTTAACTTCAGAAAGCACTCAAACAGCTCATTTTATACCAACTCAATCAACGATATATATTACCGTAAGTTCTGTAGTTGATAATAAATGGGCACGTTATGATAATTTTAGCTTAAAGAGAAAAGCATGATGGAAGATACATTGAAAACAGTCGGCACTAGTACAGGAACATTAATGGTTAATTTTTGGAATTTAGTGCCTGATGCATTAGGTATTATATTGATTATTATGAATATTATATATGTATATTACAAGATTCAAAAAGTAAAATAGGAGAGACATATGTCTAAGGACACGGGGGTGGTAAAAAGAGCCATAGCCACACCAGACAAGCATTTCCCATTAGCGGATATGCCTGCTATAAAAGCTCTTTGCAGTGCGATTAATATCGTAAAACCAGATATTTATATCGATTTAGGAGATGTGGGAGAATGGTCAGCTTTTTCTCATTGGAAGTGGAAACGTAAGAAAGCACCTCCATTAGAATTTTTAATTAAGGACTTTGATAAAGATGTCAAAGATGTTAATAAGGGTATGGATATTATAGATGAGGCACTTGATAAAGCAAATTGCAAGGAAAAGCATATTACTGAAGGAAATCACGATGATTGGCTTAATATGGCTGTCGAGAAATATCCTTATATTCCACAATACAAATTTGCTAATGCCGTTCATTTGGCTGATAGGGGATACAAATATCATCCATTTGGTAAGCATCTAAAGATAGGGAAGCTATACTTTTATCATGGCCATCAATATGGTGGTCAATATCATACATCAAATCATTTAAGGAAACTTGGATGTAATGTTATGTATGGACATTGGCATGACTTACAACAAATGTCTGCTACTCATATGGACGGACCTAAATCTGCCTGGAGTATAGGATGTTTAAAAGATATGAAGGCAGAAGCTAATGAATGGCTTTCAAATAGAAGAATAAATTGGGCCCATGCATTTGCTATAATAGATTTTTATGGCAGGGGTTTATTTACAGTAGATGTAGTACAAATAATCAACGGTAAATGCTGTGTATGGGGGGAAATGATAGATGGGAATAAATAATGGATCCTATAGCGATATTACAAGAGTTTGGCTTTCCAGTGTTAATAGCATTATCTTTAGGCTATTTACTTTGGAAACAGCAACATTGGATACAAGATGAATTAATCGAAGAACTTGAAGAAAAGTTCAAACGTATCGAAATGATAGTAATAAAGCTAATTGATCAGCAAAAGAAAATGCAGATTGAACAAAGGGGTATATTAAAATCTTATCAGTCATTAGTAAATATAGTAACTAAGTTAATGAAAAAGGAGAAGTAATGGGTTTTTTAGATGGTGTAAAAGATAATATAATAGATGAAGTTTTTAATGAAGAACTTCAAGAAGAAGTTGTAAAAGCATTAAATGATAATATAGATATTCCTTTCTTGTCTGAAAAGACAGAAGAGAAAATATTAAATTCTTTATATGATACTGTAGAAGGTGTTATCAAAAATGCGATCAAAAAGAAACTTTAAAGACGAAGCTGATTCTCAGGGGAAGGTTAAGTTTTCATGGTTAAAGAAAAAAGGAAAGCATAAACGTGCCAAAAAAAGTAGCAACGATAAATAAGTTTAAAGCAGGAGTTAATAGCGTTCAGGATCCTAGAGATTTACCTGAAGATAATATTGCTGATGGTTTAAATATTATGACTGATATTGAAGGTAAGGTCAGGCAGATGGGTCGAGATATTGCTCATCCATTAACAGGACAGATAGATGATGCTACTCATACTACCCCTGGATATGGATTTTTTGCATTTACTGCTGATAATAGGATTTTTGAAAATATTGATCAGAATTTAGGTTTAAAGGATATAGAAACATCTATTTTAGTTTATCAGACAGAAAATAAACTTGGATTTTTTGATACTGTTAGCAATAATGATGTGATAACCTTGGGAAATATTGAAGTTGGAGTGATTCCTGCGTTTTACTATTCATCTGTTGATGGAGCATTAAGAATATGTGATGCAAATTTTAATAATCTCTCTATTGATTCAGATAATATATTTATTATGGATGAGTCAAATATATTTACAAAGTATTTTAAATATATGAATAAAGCATGGTTTAATAATACTTCTATAACAAATTTTGATGCTGATCAAACTCCTATTTATCATCAAGGATGGATTACAAATAATGGAAATGGTTTAGATAATTTTATATATCCGCCTACTATTCCTACTGCAACTACTGCATTAACTGGCAGTGCAAATAATACTCATAATTTAATTTATCATCATGCTACTAATGCAGAAACTGATTTTAGTGATACTATTAGAGG